AAACTATCCACCATATATCTTGAAAAAAGTACTGCAATTACAATTCCGGCAATAATGAATATTGGAATCCAAATCACTTCCCAAACACCGCCTTCATATAGTCGTTGGTCAAATAGAGCGCTTCTTGTTTTGTAAAGCCCTGTTTGATTAGATTGTCATAGAATACTTTGAGAACTTCGGACATAGCTCCTACTGCATTAAGTAGATTTGAAATATCCTATTTTGTTTTTATTTATAAATTCCCTATTTATATCATAAGATAAAACTTTCGATCTGTCAAGCCTCAAATGCTTTCTTTGTTATTTCCAATATCTGTTCTGCCGTATATTTGTTTGTTCCGTTGTCTGACTCAACTTCATTCATTGCAAAAATGCCCATTTTGTGATACATCGTCGCGCTGTTTGAGTTGATGACAAAATATGTGTCGTGTGGATAGTTTTCCTGAAGCCACTTAATCGTATTTTTTAGCAAAGGATAGATTTCATTGTACTGCATAATTCACCTCCTCAGCCTATCCGGGAACTCATTCAAGGGCTATCCCTCCTCACCTTTGGCGTATAAATTCGATTCTCGGTGTTCTTCTCAGCTTTCCGCACATCTCCCAGCAACCGCTCAAGGCTTTTGATCGTTGAGCGATTTGCGTCTATCCAGTCAAGAACCGGAGCCGTCTCACTCATAGTGTCCTTTGCAGCCCGTCTTTTCTGACGGACTCCTCTCAGCTCCTTTGATAGACGAGCAAAGTCGTGATAGTCATGATCTTGAAGCTCCAAGCTATGTAGGATGTCCTGTGTCTCGTCATTTGCTTCCTGCTCGTCCAATTCTGCCATGTGGTAACGTTTCTCGGTTTCTCGTAGATAGGAGAGGAAGGCTTCTATTCCTTGACTGGTCAATCGCTATCCCTCCTCATGCTTGTCTCTGTTCTTGCTTGCAAGGGCATTCGCAATTGCGCATACTATTTCGTCGATGACGAGCAGAGCAAAAGTCAGCAAGAAAAAGGTCATCCACGGATGGGCAAGACACCATTCGGTCATGTGGCTATCCCTCCCACAATTCTAGCGCCCGCTTCAGACTCTAAGATGGTATGTAAATCCTCGATGCTGCAGTAGCCTTCCGCGATGCTGTCCGCCAAGTTTCCAACCTCTTTCCAGACCTTTTGCAGAGCTTCCAGATCAAAGCCCTCCTTATCGCGCAGGGCCATCAAAAATAGAGCGCTTGCGAATTTGATGCCATCATCCCGCCCACGAAGCTCAGCCCGTTTTACATCTGCCTTTGACGCCGGCTGTCTGCGGGGGTTGACTTTTTTACTCATGCTGCTGATTCTCCTTTGGTGGTTCGGGGAGGGGCATCCATGCAACAACCTCAATCCAAGGTCGGCCTGTATTGTCAAGTAAATACCAATGGTCCCCTGTGTAATGTGTCAATTCAAAATGTTCCGCTTTTTGAGATGTATTCCGCCAGTATACCAACACTTCTTGCCCCACTTCCGGCAACCGCTCCCTGACGCTAATCCAATCGCTCATGCTGTCCGTCACCTCTCTAACACATTGATTATCTCAACTGCCGTGTCATAGTCGATACGGAATCTATTATAATATAGTTCGGAAATCAGGTTCCGCGCCTTGTAGATGGTGTCTCGCCGCTTCTTCTCAGCAGCATCTTCCGCTTCTTGAAGCTCTGCCTCGATAAGCAATTCTGCCGTTGGCGGGCTAATCTCTCCAGGTGTTTTCCCATAGCCGCCTACTCTTCCAGACCAGCTCCATGGAGATTCTTTAAAACTGCCCCGATTGGTCCTGACAATACCAGATGGAGTGACTTTTTCTACTTTGGCAGTTTGAATCCTTCCCGCAACCCCAAACCCGCTGTATATCACGATATCTCCCGGCTTTAACGATTTCACCCATGCCAGTGATTCTTCTTTTGTCATTGCCCGCCCTCCCCGTCGTGGATGGAGCCGCAGTGAATGAGCTTCGGCCAGTTTACAGGTTGTGCCTCATCCTCCAGCGTCCAGTCGTTGCACAGTCCATCTTTGTCTGTCAACACATAGCGCCCTTCGCTCTCCCAATAGGTCACGATACCGAGAATACAAATACACTCGTTACCGTCCTCGTCCTCTCCCCATTCGCCCAGCATATCACCCGTAAATATCTTGTGGGATTCAAAGCCTGTGCAGCACTCTTCTCGTGTATCAACGTTTATGTACTGGCAGACCGTGGATGGGTCTACATCCTGGCAGGTATCGCAGCAAATGAATCCTTTGTTTTTTGAGAAAAACGCCTTGCTATCACTTGGCAAGATTGCGCGTTCACCGCCTGCAAAGCACACCAGACTTCCGGAAATCCACTCTCCATTATCCAGCCGCTTGGCTTTGAAAAGGATTTCTCTATTCATCTTTGCTTTCCTCCTCCATTTCCAGGGCGAACAATACCCGTGTGGCAGCGTGCGCCAGATGGTCATTTGAGGTGTCACCTGCCAGCCACGCCAGAAGATGCGTGATCGCCCGCCCAACATGCTCCTTTGCCGGAATGAGTTTATAGTTCTCCTCACTGTAACCATGCACCGTCTCGGATTCCCAGCGCACATGTGATACCGCCAAGAGGGCGCGGGGCGGGAGCCATTCAGAGCGATAAGGTCTTGCATGCTGTTGCCCGCCTTCCTTGTTGGTAGAGATCATCCCATTCTTTGAGAGAGTCCCCGCGTCGGCTTTGGCTTTCTGATTCATTCTTTTCCATTCCTCCCAGTGGATTGGTCCATCATCTACAGTCCAATAGCATTCTTTACACACAGGTGTTTGTTGGTGTTTGCAATTGCTGCACACCTTCATTCCGCACCTCCGATGATCTCATCGAGGGTGACGGTTTTTCCGTAGTGGAGAGATGGAAACAATTCCGCATGCAAATCAATAACGAACAATTGCGAACGAGTGTAAATAGTTATCGTTGCTACACCTCTGTAAAGTCTTTCTGCTTCAGGCCAAAGCACCTTAATTGCCTTTGCTCGCTCCACCTCCTGCTCCGTCCAGCGGGGCTTGCGGATGATGCGGTCGGGGTAGTTGATAAGGGTAGGAACGCACATTTTCATATCTCCGTCTGCGCATTTCAAAAAACCATTCTCGGTTACTTGAAAAGATGTACTCATACCGGGGTAAGTAAACCACTCTCCCACCTCAACCCCCAGCACCCCACAAATTCTCGGCTTGTCCATGTTGACCTCCTCCTTAACCGGTGTCGCAACAAACGCCCATTCAAAGACATCTGTTGGATCGTTCAATTCCATAAAACATTGTTTCCCGTTGTAATATTCTCCGGGTTTATGATTGCAACTCCCGGTACTATCTCCGCAAATAGAACAAGTTCTTGTTGCTACTGAGCATCCAATGCTGACTTCTTTCTTTTTTCCGCTCTTGATTTCCTCGATGACCTTGAAATTTTCCGGGATATTCTTGATGGACGCATTGGCCTTGATAAACCACTCGCCGTCTTTCCCTTTAAGGACTACTGTGGAAAGAATTTTTGCAATACTGCCTTGGCCTACAAAACCGTTTTTACCGACAAACATTTCAGACAGTTTACGCAAACACGGAAGTGTAAACTTCTCAAAATCTCTATCAATCTTGGTATCACAAAGACGGATTTCAAACTTATAGTATTCCGCCTCGTCCTCCAACACCTCGTACCCCATCAGGCGGGCGGCTTCGTGGGGGTTGGCTCTTGCGTATTCATGGCATGGCCTCTTTGTCCCTTTGTATTGCTGCACGGGTTCCCGAAGCTCGCAATAGTCGCAATCTTTTTTGCTATCGCAAAACTGCTCTAATGCCTGTTCAATGGTAAGTGCGACTTCCCCCGTCTTACTCCGAAACTTCATGGGCGGCCTCCCTTCGCTGGCCCTCACTACAAAACTTAATCCGCAAACTGGTGCGCATGAATGGGGCATAATAAGCTGGGCAAGCGGTTGTATTCTTGTACACGCACTCCCGGCACCTGACCACAGGCACGGCGGAGATGGTGGGGGCAGTATTGATAAGTACTTCGGCTAACACTTTCACCGCTTTACTTGCAGTACTTCTTTTTACTCGCTGACAAAGTGCATCTAAATCACCTAGCCTCATGCTCGTCCTCCTTCATCAAAGCGCCGCAGTTGGGGCAGTACTTTTTCTTAATGCGCCCATTACTTCTGCCACACAAAGAACACGAATATACTTTATACTCAATCAGACGGTTCCTTTTACTTATGCTTTCGCATATTTCTGGAATCCATCTCCCATGCCTCACCTCCGCAACGTTGGCGGCGGGGAGGTCTGACAGCATGGCCTCAATCTCGTTGCTGTTGTAGTGACCGCATTTCAAGACAACAGTGCAACCGTCGCTCCCGTCGTTCTCTGGGTCTACCGGCCAAAACAGGTTTATTGCGTCCTCCCGCTCAATGTACTCAGCCATTCTTCATCCCCTCCAGTGCGGCCTCGGCTTCGGCACAGGTAAACTGCGTTTTGCAGTTGAAACAAAAATAAAATTGCTTGTCCAATCTTGGAGTAAGCCTATATGCTCCACATTTAGGGCATTGATAGGTTTTCTCCTCAATGTGCACACGCCCCTCCCTGTCCGCCTGAACCAGTTCGCGGAGGCGGTCGAGGTCGTACTCATCGCCCAAAACATCCTCTATTTTTTTAAGCCGCGAAAAAGCATCTCTGCTAAGCAAAACTCCGCGCTCAGTCAATCTCTCCATTCTCACCCCTCCCGGTCAGCCTCTACCAGCTTCCGTAGCCGTTCCAAGTCGTACTCCTCGCCCAGGATGTCTTCGATAGCGGCGAGGCGGTTACATGCTTGCCAATGTGCAGGCAGGATTTCGGTAAAGCGCTTTATGCGCCAATTTCCGTGCGCATCACGTTCTGTCAACCGTTCCATGTCAGTCCTCCTTCTGGCTCTCCCATTCCGAAATATGCTCTCTGGCCCAGTCATTGTCAGTTCCCCGGTCAAGGTCATCCTCAATTTTGTAGATACAGTCCACCGCCGCATCCCGCTCTTTCCGCAGGCGGTCGTTTTCGGCCAGCAGGGCGGTGAGGGCGTCGGCAGCGTCAGTGACAAGTTTTTCTCCTGTAGGCACAGAACACCACAGCCCGTCTTTTTGTTTTAATTGCTCAATCAGCTTTTCGTAGTCCATCAGGGTTCTCCTCTCCCTCCGGCGGGCGGCTGATCCGCTCAAACTTAATGACCCATACCCAGGGATTTGCCTCCCAGCCGTAAGCAGGGAGGTCCGAAGGCTTGATGGTGCGGTCCCACGCAATCCTAAACCAGGATGGGCCACTCGGTAGAGGCTCTCCAGTCATCGCACTGTACGTCCATTCCTTGCACCCTTCGGCGTCTATCTGCTCCGGGGTTATATCCTTCAGGCGCTCCACCCACACTGCTACCACCCGTAGGAACAGCCGGGCGGCCTCTTTCGGCATGTGAATGGAGGGGTGCCAGGTCCCACGCCAAGCATCAGGGCACTCCACGGACACTTTGTAGATATAGCTCCCGCCTGGCACAGACGTCCACGTCTCCCGCACCCACAGAATGTCACCGGCCTGGTATGGTGCTTTCGCCGCTGGGATGTTATTACTTCCGTACAATACGCCCCCGTCCGGGACATACCCCGACCATTTTGGGTTTCGCCCTCTCCCAAATTTTACCGGCCGCCGGGTTACGGTTTTCCGGCCATCCAGAATAGCCCGTACCATTTCGGTATTGAATAAAATCGGCTTCATACTTCTCCCTCCAGCGGGCGGCGGTAGGCAAGCCAATTTTCACCATATTTGTAATCCTCAATATGCTTTGCATAAAACGGATCAAGGATATTCCAATGTGGCGGAGGACTTTCTTCCCGCAGCCCAACGTGCCAATACGGTTGTCCTCCCATCTCCCGCAGTTCTTCCAGCGTTAGCGGCTCGTTCGGCGGGGTGAGGGTGGACAAATGCTCCAAAGCATCAATAATTTCTTCCCAATCATCATATTTTTCCCGGTCAGAGCCATAGACATAATTTCTCCCATATCTACCAACAGGGCAAAGCTCTTTCTGCTTCTCCTCAATAATTTCAATTGCCTTATCTAAATCAATCGCCCTTGCCATCTTTCAGCGCCTCCAATCTCTCCATCACCATTTCTACTGCCTCGTCCGTCATGGGAGCACCGCACCATGCGCAGAAAGGTGTTTCTACATCAGGGGTTCTCCCGCATTTTGTACAGCGGCACTGTATATTTCCAGCTCCCAAAGGCGGCAAATAGTGTTTCCACACACCCCTCCAGACCTTCTCCACCTGCTCCCGGCTGACGGGGCGGAGGGCGGTAAGGGCAGTAACACATGCCTCCACATAATCCTCTGCCCGGATCATACCATCAGGAGAGACATATCCATCCCCATCAACAGCATTCTGGATTGCCTGTTGCACACAATCTTTTTCCCTCTGCAAAATTGTGATCGCTTTCTCCCGCGTCATGGCTGGGCCTCCTTTCTCTCCCACTCCCCGCATCCTCTCCACCTGCTCCCGGCTGACGAGGCGGAGGGCGGAAATAATCTCTAACGGGTCTAAGGCCGATATGACCGCTTCTGCGGCCTCTCTGCTGGGAGTATAATGGCAAAGGTTCCAATCCTCTAAAATTTCGTTCGCTTCTTCCCACGTCATGGCTGGGCCTCCTTTTCCATCTTCTCCTTGATAGCCGACAGGATGAAATCCCGGTTCAGCACATACAGGTCCGTAATTCCGTGCTCCTTGCACATCTTGATGATCTCGTCCATGATGTAGTTTTTGATATCTTCTTTCCAGAGGACAACCGCCTGTATCGTTGCAGAGGCTACAGTGTTTCCATCCTCGTCTGTTCTGACTTGCAAGGCTGGGTCCCCAATGTCAACATATTCTCCCGGGTTCTTCATTCCATCCCCTCCAGCATCTCCATCTCCTCCGCGCTCAGAATTGGTGTACGAGTATTCCAGGCGAGGAGGGCTGAATCCTTTGCCCACTTCTTTTTCAACGCCCACCGTCTCAGTTCCATCCAGCAATCCCGGCATTTAATTGATGCCAAATATCCCATATCTCCAGACGGGGCTCCGCGCTTTTCAAAACAAACAATTCCGGCTTTTCCGCCACACATACACGGCAGCAGCACCCCCGCCTCCGTCAGCCGCTTCGCTGCCTCGTGGTCGCCCAGCAGGGCGCATCTTTCATCTGTCATGTCATCCTCCTGACTGGCTCTGCGTAAATCTCAACAGGCGTTTTCTTTCCGGCGCGGAATCTGGACAGATATTCCCGGACCGTGTGCTCCTGAATTTCCAGGAAATTTGCGCATTCCTTCACGCTGCCTTCAAACAGGTACTGCCCATCCCGATCATAGAGCGCGTACAGGGTGCGGTATGTTTGACCGCGGTCCCTCTCGATTCCGGCTTTCTTCCTGTAGTAGCTGACTGTCGATGGGGCAGCGCCCACCGCTTTTGCGATTTCTCGATCTGTGCAGCCGTCCCGCGCCATTTCGAGCAGCCGCAGCAGCGTTTTACTTGTCATGATATGCCGTCACCTCCACCTGGATGGCATCCCCGTCCCAAAACTCGTGGGAGACCCGCTTGACCCATTCCCGATTATCGTCCGGGAGAAGATAGCCCTTCATGGCGTCCACAAACGCCTTTCCCAGCGCCGCGTGGTTATCAATGTCCAGGCCGTCGTTCCAGCGGAACGTGATCTCTACCGGACCGCTGACCATCCGCCGCCGGATATGGGCGCATTTCATGGCCCACTGGGCCAGGGTATGTAACTCCTCAGCGTCCCGCCGGCGCTGTGACCAATGCTTTCCGGCGTAGTAGGCATTCAGGCCGTATCGCTTGTTCCACGCCGCCTTTTCCCGCTTTGTGGGCGGGTAGGGGATGGTAAATTTCATTTCACATACCCCCAGGCGCTTTTATTCACGCTCTCCGCTGAGGACTTCTTGCCGGATTCCCGCTTTTTCTCCAGTGCATCCCAATCCGCAAGGCATCGGATGCCCCGCGTCTGTTTATCCTGCAGGATGGCCCGGATATATGGCCAGGTGGTTTTCTTGCTGTCCAGGG